TTCCTGCATCTGTGTTCTCAACTATTCCAGGAAAACTGTGCCCACTCTATTCCTCCAATCCAATCAGATTCAGTAAGATCTGAGGGATCAGTGAAAGCAGAAGTTTCTGTAGGGTCTCCTCCACCATCATGTATCCAGTAAAAACCAGTCCAGGCTATGTACCATCCATTGGGTCCGTTAAGTTGGTAACCATCCCAAACATATGTACCTATTGCAGATTCTTGAGATGCATCAGTACATTCTAGGGTATTTGGAGTGCCATTAGCACTAACTGTCCAGGGAGAAAATTGAGCAAGTAGAGTGAATATGTCGTTCCATTCCTCTGTTGTGGGCTCACAATTTTCCCCACCATCCACTAAAATTGTGCCCGCACTCCCGTTGAATAAGGCACTACTAACGGCAGTGACAAACAGCATGTCATAGCCTCCCTGTATTTTGTTGTTATACAGGTTAACATAATAATAAGGGCTATTATTGTAGAACCCAGTACTGTCCCACTGAAGAGAAATGATGTTCATTGCAGGTAAATCAAGAGTTCCGGCATCGTAACCCGATTCACTTGAGTAGTACTGCACACATAAAGTGCAATCCACTAAATTGGTACCACCAAATCTGAGACTGGATATACCACCACAACCTCTTCCTTCTCCCCAATTAACAACAATAGAGGAGATATGGTTGTAGGAACCAGTAATATAAAAGCCATAATAATGAGAATTATCGTAGGCATTTTGAAAGTCTAATGCTCCTGCATAGTTCTCTATCATGTGCTCTGGAACATAGAAAACACCAACAACATTGGTGCAAAAAGTAAGGGCATTATAGAATTTACCTTCTACTCCCAGTGCTTCACCACTGGAAAGTATTTGTTTTTCTATTCCAACTACAAGAGCAGCATCTTCTTCACATTGATCTGCTCTTGCTTTGGTCTTTATGTCATGGAATTTATCCATGATCAAGATCCTTTATTTGTTCGGGCTTCTTTCGCCGCTGCTCTCGCTGCTTCTGCCGCTTCTTCTTTCTGTGCTTTGATAGGGGCATACTTCTCGTCCTGCTTTGCCTTCTCTGCCTCTATCTCTTCATCTGTACCAACGAGAAGTTTCTGACTTACCTGGCAGAAAACCTTCTTCATCTTGTCGCCTTTTTTCCCATGACCAATTACTTGGCCGGAGGCTTCGTCAAAGATCAGAACGGCTTCTTTGCCTTCGTATTTCCTAACCGTTACCTGTGTTGTTCCTATTTCCTGCATTTCTTTCTCCTATTCCTTATTAGGGAAGTTAAGACTCAAAATATTCATAAAGAATGGTCCAACCAGCAACACCAAGAGTCTCTGCGTTGGAAGATGTACCACTCGGTACTTCTATCGCACCATTCCCTAAAAGGTTAAGGTAGCACGCAGTAAGTCCGTTAAGAATATAGGCAGTATTATAAAGGCAGTTTATGATATCACAAACAGTACCATAACTACCATCTGCATCTGTATCTTCTCCTACAGGAATTTGATTATTTGACAAGTCTATATAGAAGTCAGAAGAAAAGTAGAAGCCAGAAAGATAGCAAAAGGATATACCGCAATCTGGCAGGTATACATAAGGGTAACTTCCATATGTGTCGTAGAAGCTAAGGCTTACAGAACCTAGTTCACAGTCTCCTGATTTTGTTACCCCGAAATAACCAACAGCATACGGACCACCAAGGGGATAATCATCAAGAGTAAAGTAGGCAGAATTGGCTTTAACATTGCTAATGTCCAGTAAATAGAAGATGCAGTCCATAACCAACACAGAAATGGACATATTAGCAATATAGCTAGTGGAAGAATAACTCGTCATCCAGACTTCTTGAAGAAAGGTTCCTACAGTCTCCAGAACCTCTTCTCCACTTCTAATAACACTAGCCTTTGCAGCTACTTCTGTAGCCGCATCAGAATAAGAAGGCATATCCGCTATTACATCTGCCACATCCCTTATCTGTTCTAAAACAGGAAGAGACCTGTCAGGAACATAATCTGCTACCATGACTATGCTCCTCCATCAGCACCACCAGACATCCCCACTTTTGTAAAATGAGACTGAGCAGTGCCAAATATGGGAACATTCCCAGCAGAGCCTACTAGAGTATTAGTAAGGGTAACAACACCAGCTGAAGGATTCTCTGCAACAATTCCTGGTCCCCTGTCTATCTTCTCTGTAGGGGAATCTGCATTGATTGCAGCAGCCAGAGCAGTTGCAGTAGAAGAAGTAGTACCTCTCAAAACTTCTCTAGCTGCACCAGTTAGGGTAGTCTTAAAAGTATAAGTTCTGACAGTAACCCCATCACGGATATAGATAAAAATCAGCATTATCTGGAACAGAGTTAAAGGTAATAGAACCTGTAGCTGCCCTAAGCCCCGCCGCATATTCCATCGCATTCCTTAGCTGAACAGCAACAGGAAATGCTCTGTTTGGCATATAAGACATTTCGATCTCCTCGAGAATCGAAAGCTGCCAGAGCCCTCTGCAGCCTGTTTATTTCTAAACAGTACTAACTGCAGAGGGCTCAAAACAGCATCAGGGACTACTTGACCGTCGCGTTCACCAGAACGCCAGGAATGGAGCAAACCGGAAGAGGGTTGCTCTGAGTGTGGATCTGGATTCCACGACCCATCGGCATCAGTTCCGACTTGGCGTAGTAAGGAAGTCCAACGGTCCCAACCGCTTCGACGAAATCGGCAGGGGCGTAGAAGTTCTTGAAGAGACCAGGAACACCAACGGGGAAGAACTGCGCCTCGTCAGAGGCAATGAAATCTTGCCCACCGATCGAGCCACGATATTCCTCGAAGAATGTACCAGCGTATTCGAAGCCTTTCCTGTTGTCATCACGAAGGAACTGACCGGCCTTGTACCGATCATAAGCCTCTTTAACCGTATCGTGAGACACCATGGCATCGAACCACTCATACCCGCAGAAGCAGTGGATATGATCATAGGTATACCCACCAAGGGCTGCCTCGATTACACGAGACACCGCAATGATCAGACCCTTGACATCCTCAGTGGCAGTGGCAAAGTCGAATTCCTGGGTCGGCTGAGCGATACCGAATTCCGTGAATAGGTTATACAGCGTGGTTGACCCGTCTCCATCAAGGATGATTCCCTTGATGGCCCCAAGTCGGAGGAATTCTTTCGTGACCTCATGTGAGCCCTTCATGGTACTCAATTTGTTGTTCACTATAGCATTCACTCCCGCTTCGGCATCTGCCGAACCGAAAGCACGCACATTGATCAGGTCATCTGCCATGACCGCATCATCGAAGGGGATGTGCGGAATTGTGAAGTTCCGAACACGCCTTTTCTGGGGTCCCTGCACATTGGCAGGAGCACCACGCCTGGTTGAGGGCAGAAGGGCCAATGCCCCGTCTCTCTCTTCCATGGCAATGGTCGTGGTAAGCACGCCCATGTCTTCGAAAAGACCCATCGAGGCAATTCTCGTGGGTTTGAAGGGCAGGATTTGGAGAGCATTCGTCAAGGAGATTACCTTGAATGCGTCCAATCCGAACACGTCAGTCAGTGTGGGAGGCATATATTATGCTCCTATTCTTTCTTTAAGGTCTGGCTTACTCAGCCAGAGCCGGCTCACTTGAGTTAAGGATGCCGAGGGCCTTGAGGATGGCAAGGACACCAGCCTCTTCGTCCGCATCCACGTTGGCACCAAACGAAAGCTGGTCAACGTCGACCAGAGAGTCACGAACCAGGAAAACAGCTTCCTGAGTCTCCCCCCCACCAGTGGTCACGTTTTCCAGGATGATGCAATTGGCACTTGCTCCGGCAACTGCTCCAGAGGAAGTCCTAGCAACGGAGATGCCACCTTCCCAGACACCACCATCTGCGGTTACATCCTGTTGGATGTTAAGAAGATCACATGCTGTTTCTGGAACTGTAACAGTATACTGTTCGCCAACCAGGTCAACAGTACACGCAACCAGATCTGCATGAAGGGCACGAAGTGCAATCTGAAGGTTTGCAGCGGAAATGTTCCAAACAAGTGGGTGGACACCGGTAAGCTGTTCCTTGTAGTACACCTTGAAGGTTCCGCCATCAGTTCCAGCAGCCAATGTGAGGGTCTGAACCTCATTTGCAGAGTCGGCGAGCAGAACCTTGGCACCAGTGGCACCTTGGCAAATCTGCCCAACCACAAGAGTCTGGCTTGCAGCCACCGTATGAACCTCTCGGCTCATTCGGTTCGGCAACTCTTGCTTTACAACATCGCCGATTACCAATCCTTCTGTCTCAGTCATTTCTCAATCTCCAGAGAGTGTTTTCTTACAAGGCCTTATCTGTTATTTCTTCGCGGCATCTGCCCGTGCTTTGGCATCCGCCACTAAAGAAGACTCATTCTGATTCTGCGAAAGAGACAGAATCTGCTTACCTGTTTTTTCCCGCAGTTCCACAGGATTGTTCTTGGCCAGAGCCGCTACAATCTTGTCAAAGGAAGTGGTATCGCCCTGGGTCAAACTGAGAGACAGGGCAGCATCAGAAGTGAGAGCATCAGAAAGGTCTTTCTTGGCATCGGGCGTAAGTCGATTGGCTTGGACAAGCTGATCGAGTTTCATGTTCCGATTGTCTCTGGACAGGGCCAGAAGAGTCGGATCAGGTTTCTTCGGAGTAGCAGAAAGGGCCAACGTCTCCTTTTCTTGCTTCACAGTCTTCAGTTCGTCTTGAACTGCAGAGAGTGCTGTCGCATGGTCTTCTTTGACCTTTCCAAAGTGCGACAGAATGAGGTCCACAGCGTTCTCTTCCGTGATCTGGGTCTCAATACCCAGTCCACTTTTCAATTTCGAAAGGTCCATGACCTTCTCCTTAAACGGAATTTTTGAAGCTGCCAGAGCTTTGAATTCTCCAAGTCCTGGTATTACGGGGAACATAGTAAGGGCAACATGGGTGATTGGCCTGTAGAAGATGTTTCCTTGCCCGTCAACCCACTCAGATGGGCTGTAGATGCTAACATCTGTCTTCTTTGAAAGTTCCTCAGCATCTTTCCCAAAGAGTTCAAGCGTACCAAACAAGGATTCTCCTTCAACGAACAATGACCGCACGTACCCATTGTTCTTTTTCGGATCAAAGGCCCCATCATGCTCTGAAGGAATGGGAACCTTAATTCCCATCATCTTCATCACATCAAAAGTATCTACCCAATGTTCCAAAATCTGAGGAGTGATCTCAAACTCTGTTCCATTTGGATCGACAAAATATCCAACTCTGATTAGTTCTTTGCTGAAAGTGAAGCTTGGAACAGCTCCCTTTTTCGAGCATACCAAGACTCCTGGTCCACTGGCAAACTCAAATGCCAATGCATCAGAAGAAATCTTGGATATGATCTTCCCAGATTTCTCTCTTAGTACCAGAACTAGATTTTCCACATTGGTCATTCCTTTTTCCTGTTACTTGATACTACTCGTAGCATGCATAATACCACAGGATAAAACAAATTGAAAAACCTAATCTATAGGTTCTTGCGAAAAAGTTTCGTGGTTATATTGGCTCTTCTTTTTTGGTAGTGACCACTTCACCAGTAGAAGGAACACCAATCATTTCCATAAGAGCACCAAGGTCGAGATTCCCAATGCTCTCTCCTTGAGACTTCTGAACAAGAGACATAAACACATTCTGAAGATAAGACTTTCTCTGATCCAACAAGGAGTTGGGGATGAGTCTTATAGAGTTGACGGTATCAGGTCCGTAATTCTGCTCCAGGAGTGTGTTTACTACCTGCATATTTAGACACCAAACAGCCAGTGCATGGACAAAATCCATATTTGTCAAAGCAAGGTCAATATGTGCAGAAGCCTCTGCCAGAGTTCCATGTGTACCTTCCATCAAACTTCGTTCTGGCATCTGAAGACCGCGTACTTTCAAGGTATCCAGATATTTCAATCTGGAAATGAATGTGGGTTGTCTGCCTCCCTTATCTTCAAGAATCTCTATTTTCCAACCATAGAGTTCTGCTTGGTCCTTGTTCATCTCTTCGATGTGTTCAAGAACAGTAGAAGGGACAGCCACGCTACCACTCGCTTCCAAAGCTGCCAGCAAAATGGTAGCAACAGACTCATTTGCAGTAGGTACGCCATCTACTAGGGTTGTTCCAGGAGGATAATGTACCACAAAATGGGAACCTGCAATCTTCCTGTCATACCGTTCTGCACCTGCATTTGCAGCATTCCAGGCATAGAAAGAGGCCACAACACTTTCAAGAAGAGCACGACCATACCAGTTTGTTCCTTCTACATCAAAAGAAACCAACAAACTGTTCCTTTTCTCTAGGACTATCGTGCCCTGTCTGAATCCAACATGTTCTCCTGTACTTCCATCTACCAGGATTTCTGTCAGACCCTGCAATAATGGCTTCAGTTTTTTCAAAACAACTTTGCCATTGTTCAAATCATACACCACCTCAAAAGGAGCCCAACCGTAATCTACTCTGCTAAACATAGCATGTTGCAGAAATGGAATACGCCATGGGAGTATTTGGTTCTGAATGAAATCTATTCTCTCTTTTGGAACTGCTTCCTCAGAGAACAAACTCCATCCCGCAACAAGGACAGGAGCGGCAGTAAAAGCCCTACCCAAAGAAACAGTAGGATCCTTAAGCAGCTCCGTTCTTCTAGCAGTAGTCAGTTTACTACCTGTCTCTGCTCCAAGAACAGAAGTTCCTGGCAAAATTACCAGGTTTCTAGAACCAGACTGTGGCCCTGTCTTTTCCATTAACCCATTCTCCTAATAATCACAGATTGCCTTTCTCTGTATCTAGGCCTTTTCCTTGCAATTGAAGCACTTAGGTATCTCAATGCATCCATAGCATGGTCCATACCATCTATAGGCTTTTCTTGTTCTTTCCCTTCCTCGCAATCTGGATACATATACCCACCTGCTTCTGTTATAAGAGCTTCACAGCTAGTAGAGACAAACAGTCTCGCAGAATTGATTCTTTCATTTACCTGTCTTATCCCAAAGTCTACATCATTTATGGCCGGAACTACTCTAAGTCCTTCATCACGTAAATCCTTAATTGACTCTGGGTCAGAAGGGTCAGCATACCAAATAGCAGATTTGTCCATGTATTTTACATGTTCTGCTATCTTGCATTTGTTTTTGTATCTTTCAGCATGGATATACAAAACATCTCTACCATCCTGAACAAACAATTTTCCCTGTAAAGCACAGAATGGGGCTCTCCAACCAAAGTCTATCCCTCCCAATGCTCTTCCATCCACATCATGAAAATCATTAGGGTCCCTAATGCACAAATGGAAAGAAGGATAAACAAGACCTTCCATAGAGGTGAACAAACCATTATACATCATATCAAACATGGATTTAGGCATAGATCTCTTAGCCCGATCATATTCATCCTTAGGATATGTCGGGTTTGATATAGATGCCCAAGTCACCACCATGTAATCTTTGTCCCCTTTTAGGTATAGATCTAATACTTTGGTCTTAAGCCAGTTATTCAAGTATGGAGTAGTGGTTATAAGAACAGGAGCTTGATTAACACCTGTTCTTCTTAGAATAGCCAACCAAGCAGAATAAGTCATTTGTCCTGCTTCATCAAGCCATGCACCAAGGTCTAATTGACCACCTTCAAGACCATTTGGGGAGTCTGCACTCAATAAGTACAGAATTCCCAAATTATTCGGAAAAATATATTGCCCTTTAGACTCCAAATATCTGCCTTCTAAGGGAGTATCTCGGAAGGTATCAACCAAAGTAGGAGCAGTAGCACGAGACAGAACTTTATATGTAGGGGCTATTACCATGCCCTTTAGGCCTGTGGTTTTTCCCTTAGCTACCATTTCTTTCACTCTTTTAGCAAACCATAAAGGACCTAATACGGTCTTTCCACCACCTGTCCCTGCAACTGCGGCGGTAAACCGTTTGTTAGACTTCATTATTTGGGATTGCCCTGAATGAAGATCATATTGTTTCTGCCCATCTACTACATCCCCCCACCTCGACTTATGTTTCTCCTCTACTGCCTGTGTTTTTTTACTCTTGGCCTTCGCCATCTATCTGCTCCGCTCCGCCATCATCAAAATTGATTTTCAATCCTGTTCTTTCCTGAACAGCAGTGCCTATTGGAAGTTCTTTAATGCCAACAGGATGAACAAATTGTTTGTAAAAGATAACAGGATCCTCATCAAAGGCAACCTGAAACGCTTCCTTAAGTCTCTTCTTATTAGCTTCAAGGTTCAATAGATCATCAATCATGAGAGTTGCAACTAGTCTTGCAGACCCTCTTTTCTTCACCTCTTCTGGGTTTTTGGACCTACTTTTGATCTTTTTAGTAGGTTTTTTAACCTGTTTTGGTCTTCTATTAACAGCTCTTTTCACCATTCTTCACCTCTACACCATTATACAGTAAGCATACGCAAAGGAAAAACACAAAATCGTTAGACCTACAAATTCAAGCTGCTCCTAAGTGCATCTGTTCCACGCACTCTTTTCCTTGCTTCTTTAAGTAATCCTCTCCCTGTTTCTGTAAGACGAAGACCCACATAAACTGCCTGTTGTTTCCCCCTTGGTCCTTTCCTCTTCTCCACCATTCTTGGAAAAGCATTGAGAACAAGAGAGCGAACATAGGTTTTTGTCTGCCCTTTGGTAGGTCTCTTCTCTTTTCTACTCCAAGTATCCCAAACTATCTGAACATGTTCCCTGTCTAAGTAATCATCACTACCTTCTTTGAACTCCAAGCACTCCTTACAGAACACACTAATTGGGCTATCCAGATCTCTAAACAACTGGTGTTTCTCTTTTCCAGACTCTGGTTCTCTTAATTTCTCCCCATTTCTCAGTCTTTTCAAGCCCTCTAATGCCCAATTTGCAATTCCAGGCAGTTCCAACATTAACTTTTGTTCTACAGAAGGGTCTTCATGCCCAGCATAGGAATGATTAAAGGGGAATACTAGAGCTCTACTTGACAGTTTATTTGTAGGGTCTGGCCACTTAAGTGGTTCATTAGAAGTAACAGTAAACCTAACCTTCATCTTTATAGAACTCATAGTTGTGAGATATTTTCTTTCCACATCAACAGGGTCTTCACCTATGATAGAGGAAAGCAATTCCATAACAACTTTAGAGTCTACGTTCCTACCCATAACTGCATCAGGAATAATAGCAGCTAATTTGCCTACCATTCCATGAAGTACATGTTTGTTGGTCCCTAACTGAGTAAGAGTTGGGCTAATACAGTTCCATGAACCAAGAAAGCTAGTAAGTATTCTTGTCGTGGTTCCTTTACCACTTCTTGGGAGACCAAAGAAATGGGCAAACCGTTGTTTAGATGTATCGGAACTTAGGTTGTATCCAAACCAAAGTTGCATGCAATCTACCCAATCAGCATCTTTTCCACAGATATTGAATAGCCAAGACTTCCACACAGGGCATATTGCATGCTTATCATAGGAGTAAGGAAGTACACTTCTAGTAAACCAATTAGGAGTATGATCGTGGAGTTTCATGTTCTCAACATCAAACAAGCCATTTGAGAATGAAACAACAGAATCTGTTTTACAATAAGACTGATCAGGTCTTAACCAAAAGAAACCAGATTCTTCACTCTTAATTATAGCCTTAGCAATCAGTGCATCAACTATTTCATCCACTACTCGTTTGGAACAATTGGCTCTAACCAGTTTTCCGAATCTGTTTTCTTTTTTAAGGGTGTTCTCAAGAAGCCAATTCCTAATTTTGGCTCTCATAAATTCATCATCTATTTCTTTGTATTCTCCTTCTTTCCATATAAACCATTGGCCGCCCATCCTACAAATCCTGGACATACGGAAAGTAGTCCAATATCTTTTCTTAATAAGTTTCTTCGCAACAAGATCAGGTTTCGACAGGTTTAGAATACTCTCGACCTTTACCATACTTACTTCACCAGCATGAATTTGTCAAGATTCTCTTTAGCCATCACCTCTGCTTCCTGAGTATTTCCTTTCAGGATAAGCATAACAATCTTAATGGCAACTTTTGTCCTTTCTACTCTCTTAAGTTTTGTCTCACTGATCTTTTTTCTAGTTTCCTTACTGACTCGTTTTCCTTTAGTCATTCTCATCCTTTCTCGATCTGAGATACACGCATTGTACATCGCATGTATATTCCAAATAAACAAAAAAACAGCGGACCTGTGGATTTTTTTATTAAAAAATCAGGAAGAAAACTACAAAGCCTTACGAAAGATCGCGTAGTATCCCGTAGTAAACCCGTAGCATGCTACGAATGATTTACAAATCATTACGAATAATCACGTAGTGTCCGTAGTAGCGTATTATGTATTAAAAAAACTTTTGCTATGCGTGTAATGTTGTGCTGTATTAGAACGTCACAACTGAACGCGATACGACACACATAGCATTTTCGTAGTGCTACGGACGCTACGGTATATTTCGTAAGCACTTAAGTGACGCTACAGGGCTTACTACAGGGTGACTGTGACGTAATTGTTTTTAACAAACCTGTCCGAAACCATCAAATTTACACCACAACTTACACCACAACTCCCTTCATTCCTTACATTCTTTACATCACTCCCCCTTGTTTCCTCACTTCTTTACAATAATTGTTCGGAACATTAGGGTTGGAATTGAGGACTTCCAACCCATAACAATTATTGTTCTGTTTATCCTCAATAAACATATTTTTCCGTCATACTATTATTGATTTCTCTATCTTTACTTCCTTCCATACAATATTGTTATTTATAATGTATTCTGATGTCCCAACGGGCGAAGAGAGATTGTTGAAATCCCCACCAACAATCTCTCCTTCCCTTCCGGGTTTCA